CAGTATGTGTGTTGGTAACATAGTGTTGAGTAGAGTCAGGATTTGATGCATCAAATCTTTTTTGCCATCTTGTTTGTGGACTGTTGGTGGCCACATATTCAATTATGTCTCCAACACCAGCAACTAAAGTCCCCCAGTTATCACTTGTAAAGTTGGCAGTTGAATCTCCAACGTCATTGATTATCAAATATCTGTCACCATTAGCAGGCGAGCCAGGATCAAATGTTGCAGGATTGATAATTTTTTTCACTGATGTTAATGTGTTAGCCGGTATTGTGTCAGTATCAATATTGAAAAGTAAAATAGTATCATCTAAAGTGGTTGTTGATATTGTTCCTACAATTTGATTCCCATCTGCTTGGTTTAAACGTATCTGTGATGTGCCATTTACAACTTTACCATATTGGTCTAGTAAAATTTTCCAGTTCACTGGTGGACCAAATGTTTCAAACGGATCAAAATTATTAGGTTCATTCGCACCTGTTTGAAATCCATCTCCTCCAGATTTAACATTTACTCCTGTTGTCCCTAATAAACGTAATTGACCGCCTGTAACTAAAAGTCCAAAATTGTTTGGTGTAATAAAGCTTTGTGATATCAACGGACCACTTATTAGTCCTTTGTTAATACCGCCATCGTCGTCGTATATGCTCATAATAATTTTTTGTACTACTCCTAGTTTTTTAACTTTTACAGGAGGTGACAACCATATTGGCATACTGAATGTCATTGTGGCTACATCAATTTCTGTATCAGCACCAACAGGTATTGATCTTGAACTAAAAGTAATGCCTGTAAGTTCAACATAACTTAGACTGGTCCAGTCAATGTAGTTGTCTGATTTTTGTATTTCAAAATCAGGATTGAACAAATATAATATTTGTTCCATAATTTGTAATTTTTGATCTGTGTTTGAACTATAAATGTCTGCTGTGACTTCTAATCTAAAAGGCGAAGGCATAACTTTTTCTACAGTATATCCAGCCCCTAGTTTATTACTATATGATCCATCTGCTAAAACATCTCTTTCACGTAAATGTTGCTTTTCAATATGATAAGGATTTTGCATTCTATCTCTATCGTAATTAAGTTCTCTAATAAAGCACGCAATTTTAGGAGCATAATTTAAAGCGTTTTCACTATTGTTTCTTATTATGTTAGCAACCTGTCTTGTTGGATCTCCGTATACCACAGGTACTGGTCTTAAGGCCACTGCATTTGTCTTTGCATCTTTACCAACTTCAACACTAAAATTACTTAAAATCCTAATGAATTGTGTTAAAAATTTTCTAACTTGTCCTTCGTAAAAATGTAACATTAATTGTCAGCCTTTGGTTTCAATGCATTAGTTAGTGCTTGACGCTGCTCAACGGTTAAGCCATTGATTGTTGCAGAACTTGTATTGTTAACAAAACCAGTTTTGAACGTAGCTCGAGAATCATTATTAGTTGTTGTTATACGAACACTATCCTCAACTTTGATCCATCTATTGCCATCATATCTAAATAGTCTGTTTGGTAGGTAATCTGTTCTTAAGAAATAATCACCAGCATTAATGTTAAGACTTGGAAATGATGTACCAAAGCCAGCAGGATGACCATTCGGCGCAACACCATCGCCATCCAGATAAAATCCATAATGTGATGATGCAGGAGTATCAATAGTGGCGTTTACAGTAGCATCTGAACTTACTCTTTCTGTAGAATTAACATTGTCAGTTCTTATGTTTCCTCTTTCATCAATTGGTGCTACGTAATATTGTTTGTAATTAAAGCCTGCTTTAGGTGAATCTTCTTCAGCTTGAGCTACAATCTGATCATTTATTTCTTTTTCCTTGTTAAATGTTGACATGTAACTTGCTAAAGATCCAGTAGTAGTAGCGTCGCCTATTATATCTCTGTATTCTTGTGAATCTACTAACGACTTCAGCTTTAACCTCAATAGGTGAGGCCAATAAGTTTGTGAAAATCCTTCTGCCGCTCTGTTAACATCTTCAATCACATAATATCTTTTCAATGCTATTGGAATATTTTCGTCCAAACTAAAGTCATCCTTAAGATGAGGGAATTCAATTACATCTCCACTTATTGGTTTTCGTCCAAGTCTTTCAACTGTATCGTTTAGATGCACTGTACAAAACAGTGTATCATTTTGTAAAAACATTCCAAATTGAGATAGATTAAAATCAATATCTTGCACATTGTAGATACCTCTGATTTTATAGATATCTGCGTCGTATTTTCTATCTCTGTTTTCTAAAAATAACAAATCTTGTATAGTTGTTTCATTCAAATCTTGTCCTGTGACTCTCGGTTGGCTAGGAGATGCTGGGCCATCCTTGTTTGTATCACCTTGATCGTGAGGTCCTACATATTTGTGAAAGTGTAAATCTGTACCACCAACTGTAAACATTTCTTTAATATTGCGATCAAAGAATTTGTAGTCGGCGCCTTTTTCTGGCTTAAAAATGGATAATCTAGGCATATCATACATATTTATAGTATAGGCAAAGGCAATAAATATCAGTATGTCAGAACTTCAAACAGGACAACAAGAAATATTTGATTATGTAAAAAATAATCTCGGGGAGGGTATGATTGACGTAGAATTAGACCCTAAACACTATCAAACGGCGCTTACAAGGGCAATTGATAGATATAGACAAAGAAGCAGTAATGCAGTTGAAGAATCATATGCTTTTTTAGATCTTAAAAAAGATACCAACACATATATCTTGCCTGATGAAGTAATTAATGTTAGAAAATTATTTAGAAGAACAGTAGGATCGCGTACTGAAGGTGGCGAAGGTGGAACATTATTTGAACCATTCAATTTGGCCTATACAAACACATATCTTTTAAGAGCAGGAGCCACTGGCGGACTAGCAACATATTTTGCTTTTGCATCTTATCAAGAATTGATAGGAAAATTGTTTGGTTCATTTATTCAATTTCATTATGATGTTGCAACTAAAAAATTAACAATAACACAAAAACCAAGAGCAGACAATGAGACAGTATTGATGCACACAGATAACTTTAGACCAGATATAACCTTGTTTAAGGATGTGTATGCAAAACCTTGGATTAGAGATTACACTTTAGCAGTTTCAAAAATTATGTTAGGTGAGGCTAGAGGCAAGTTTAATACTATAGCAGGGCCACAAGGTGGTACTACATTGAACGGTGCTGAATTAAAGCAGCAAGGTTTAGCTGAGATGGAAAGATTGGACAGCGAGATTGGAAATTATGCTGAAGGCGGCACTCCACATAGTTTTGTTATTGGTTAATTCATTATAAAATCATTTTAAATAAAAACGGCATGTTAGAACAAAACCGGTATAAGACCTATGCAGATCTTACCTTAGAAGAACTTGAACAAGTTGTTGAAGATTTAGAAAATGTAAGTATTCATGCTTTCAAAGAAAACAAAAAAGACCTGAGACAAATAATTTTACAATCTGTGAAAGAAGCTAAAAAAGAGATAGAAAAGCGTCTTAGAAATAATTAACATACATGAAAAAATTAAGCTTATATAAACTTAGAACACGTGCCCCTAAAATTCCAGAATACAGTTGCCCTGTAATTGATGAAATTATTGCAGACCTTTCAACAGATCCAAACATGACTGCAAAAAAGTTTACGAATGTAAAAAGAAAATTGAATAGGCTTAGGAAGCAAAACACACAGTTAAGATCAAGTGGTGTGTACTGGTATGAAATTGTAAAAAAAATACTTGAAAAAACTGTCAAAAAAAAGTATAATCAATAGATGCTTATAGGAATTGTTGGACTAATAGGTTCTGGTAAAGATACAGTTGCAGAAAGACTTGTAGAAAAACACGGCTACATTAAAGATAGTTTTGCTAAAAGTTTAAAAGATGCAGTTGCCGCAATGTTTAATTGGGATAGAGACATGTTGGAAGGTGATACTGTGTCTAGCAGACATTGGCGTGAACAAGCAGATCCTTTTTGGAGTCAAAGATTAGGCAAAAGTGTTACACCAAGATGGGTATTACAACACTTTGGCACAGAGGTTATGCGAGGGCATATGTATGACGGCATATGGCTTGATAGCTGTATGGGTAGATACAAAGGACAAAACACTGTAATCTCAGATACTAGATTCATAAATGAAATAAAAACAATCAAAGAAAATGGCGGCATTATTGTGTGTGTCAAACGTGGTGAGCTGCCAACAAAAAAAACAATGCAGGAAAAAGGTGCACATCAATCTGAATGGGATTGGCTAGAGCAGGATTATGACATTGTGATAGAAAACAATGGTACACTAGAAGATTTATATGATAAAGTTGATGATCTAATCGTCAGCAACAAGATCGCCCACACGCCAGCCCAGTCTACGAACACTGCTCAACCTTTGGCAGTTGGCACAAACCGTTTTCAAGTTTGAATCCGCTACATTCCTAAGATTTCCATCAAGAAACAACACATCCAGTTGTGCTTGATGCTGTGCTTTGAATCCACATAATTCACATTTTTTAAGTTTTTTATACCCAGATCTTTGAAGCATCGTAACTCCGCCAACTTTCTTATCAGCTTTGATACGGTTGCACCTATCACACAGGCTCCGCCAATATATCTTGTTGTATCTTTTATAAGCATATGCTCTTGGTCTAGTC